TCTGTTAATGATTTTAAAAGAGAACTAAATTGTTCTTTTAATTCTGCTACTTCTGTCTTAGCATCATAATTAGCCTTTTCAATTTCTTCAGTCTTTGCTACCATCTCAGCATCGAATCTTGTTTGGAACTGATTTTTAACTGCTTCATAAGCCGCTTTTTCCAATTGTTCTGCTTTAAATTCTGCATAAGCCTTTTCAAGATTTTCTGGAGATAAATCTAATGTAGATTGGTCTTCAAACTTAGCCATGTGGTTACTGCCTAATTGTGGATGAGGTTTGTTTACATCATCTTCTCCAGCAGTTCCCGCTTCTACTTGTCCAGTAGGTAAATCAGGTTTTGATTTTTGTTCCATATCTAAATCAGGTTCTTCCATAGAATCTTGAGCCTCAATTGTCTCATCTTCTTCTGTGTCCATATATTCTTCTTTTTCTAGGTTTGACATATCATTTGCCTCCTTCGTTGAATCATCGTTTTTCACTATGTTCTTTATATGCTTTTCCGTAGATTTGCTGAAATCAGCCATTTCTACGTCATCATCGTCCATCCCCATTGGCATATCCATTCCGCTTAATCTATCACCAGTTCCAGAGTTATGTTCGTTAATCATTTCATTTAATTCTGCTCTAGTAAAGATTTCTTCTTCTACCAATCTTCTTAATGTGCTATTATTAACATCTAACTTTCCTCTAGTAGTGTATATATCTTCCATAGCAGTATCTTTTACTTGTTCCAAAGTCGCTTTACCTGTCTTATAATCATTTAAGACTTCTAAGAATTCCATTTTAGATATATTATTAATTCTATCTAAAGTATCGTTTAGTTCATTCAATGCTTTTTCTATATCATTCATTTTTGTTTCACCTTTTTCCATTTTTAAAATATCAAACTTTGCTTCTGGGTTAATTCCCTTTTCACAAATTGTAACTTCATGGAGTTCTAACTTAGAGATTTCATTGTATTCTCCATATTCTTTATGATTTTTCTTTCTTTTTTCTAAGGCTTGACCCCCTATACTAAAAGAACGAAGACTACCGTTTCTTATTTCTCGGCCAACTTCTTTTGCTTTTTCAATGTCTTCTCTCATTTTAATAACTACAAAAAACCCAACATCATCAACATCTGTTTTCCATAGTTTACCGTTTTTATCTCTATATTGGGGAATAACTTCTCCCACTTGAACATTAGAATGATTAGTCATTACATTTCTAAATTTTGTAATTTTCATATATTTACCAACGGCTTCCTTTAAAGCCCCTAAAGTAATCAAATCATTTTGTTTATCTACCATTTCTATTGAAGCATATCCCCCAATTACTAAATCATTAGATTTTAAAATGCTAAAAGAATCATGTCTTGTAGGACTAACTGTTTTCAAAATAGCAGTTGCACTCATTGTTTAGTGCTTTTTGGAATGAACTATATTAACTATTCCTTTAAAACTAGTTTAGATTTCTTATCTTCTCTAATATCCCAGACCCCATCATCTGATTCAGGGTCAACTGGTTTTGTCTCAACTCCAGTCCAAGCAAGCCACATATCTTTACCTTTAACTGGAATTACTCTAACGTGGAATTTAGTTTCAAATTTATTACCCTCTAAGAAGTATTCATGATAACCATGCCTTTGCACTCCTAACTTTACTTTACCAGAATCAATCAGTTTTCCCTTTCTAAATTTAGTTTCTACTTGTGCGGGGAACTTTCCAGACTTACCGAATAAAGCAAAAATATCATCTTCTTTCTCTATATCTATTTCCCAACCAATAAGTTCTTCATCTAATTTAAACATAATAGAAAGATTTTCATTCTCTTTATGATAGATTTTAAACTCTCCTTCTCTATATTCTTTAGGGGTTTCATATTTTTCTATCATATCGTATTCGGCATAAAACTTATCTTTAGTCTTATCATAAGTAATATCTTCTAGTTGTTTTAACCAATCTTTTAATTTTTTAGATTTAGAACCAAATATATTATTAAATTCTTTTAGATGTTTTTGTGAAACAAATTCCTCTATTTTACTATAAGGAACTCCATCTTTATCTTCCATTAAGAAATTTTTAATGGCTACTCTAAATTTTGACTTTTGAGTTTTTAACATGTCTTCCATTTGTTCTTTCCATATATCAATATCTAACAGAGCATTCTTAGCCATTAAATTATTTTCTTCAAATCCGTAAAAAGTAAATCCATCTAAATCAGATTTAAAGATAAGAGTGGCTTCTCCATGTATAGTATCTGTAATAGCATATCCTTTTTCTAATGCTTTAATATCATAATTTAAAGACTTCTTAGTATCTTGTGCTAAGAAATCTAAAGTAATTAGTTTCTCTGGAAGTTCTACTTCAGGTATTTCTATTACTTTAGCAGACAATACTTTATACCCACCTTCTTTATCTTTTTTAACTTCATCAATTTTAACTCTAATAATTTTACCAACGTCTACATCTATTTTAGTATTCAATGATTTACCAACGTCTAAGTATTTTCTATCATCTATTTCTTTAATGTTTTTAAAATCATCTTCATCAGTTAAAGGACCAGCACCTAAAGTATAACTAAATAAATTAGATTTAGTAGTTTTCTTATCTAATACCATTAAGTCTAAATCAACAAACTTCTTCCACTTTATCCACTTAGGATTTTTCTTAGTTCCTATAAAATAAGTAGATGTCATATCCTTTATGACTACTCCCTCGGCTGTAGGAATCTTCATAATTTCTTCTGCGTATTCTTTCACTTCTTTTATTGAGTCAGCATAGCGAGTATCTTTCTTAGAAGGGAATGCTAATTTTTCATCGGAATGAGTTGAATAATTATTAAATAAAATTGTGAGTCGTTCTGATAACTCAGTATCATGTAAATCATCCCCTTCATGTCGCATAATATCAAAAACATGCGCCCTTAATATGGAATCTGATTTCTTATTCTTAAAAATTTTAGCAACAACTTCTGCTCTATGTAGGGGTTCTTCACCATCAAATAACATTAATTCGCCATCTAAAATACAATCACCGAAATGTTTTGCTTTCATTATCTTAACTTGTTCTGGACATTTCTCTGTAATATCTTTATTATTAAAAGAATATATTTTTACTTGTTCGTCTATTTTATGTATTTGAATTCTCATCCCATCATACTTTTCTTGAACAACCCAGTTACCAGTAAACCCTTTCAGTTCTTTCAAATCATCAATTTCAAAAATTCTATACATTGGTTTGTTAGGGACTAAGAAATGAGATTCTGCTTTTTCTGCTTTCTTAAAACTTACAAGATTATCCCAAGTAGATTTACTATGATGAGAAATATAAATTTCTTCTAATAATTTTTCAGCCGCATTAAATTTACCCTCTATTCTTTTGGTATCTTTACCATCACCATAATGTTCTACGATAAAATCAACCACATCTTCTGGTGCTAAATTTAATCCTCTAAATCCTTCTGTAAGTTCATCAGCAGGTAAATCATTTTTTTCCCACGCCTCAGCACTAAATGATTTATCATGATTTCTAATAGCCCAATGGATAAATTGAGCGAATAATCCTTCACTCTCCATTAGTTTATCCAACACTTCATCTTTATATTCATTAACAAATGGGTCTTTAACTAATTCAGAAGAATATCTTAATTCCTTTATTTGTTCATATATTTTTCTAGCAGTATCACTTTCGATGTTCTCTGCTTCATCTGAAAATAATTCTTTTTCTGTTATAGATTCTTTAATTGCTTGTGCGAAATCATCTATATCATCCCATTGTTGTCTAAGGGTTCTAATTTCACCTACCCATTTTTTACCATAGGTTTTCTTATCCGATAAAGCGGATAAGTATGACATTCGCATTTTTTCAAAAAATTGAATTACTCTTACCGTTAAAGGGTCTTTATCTTTTTGAAGTAAGAGAGGCACACATAATCACCTTACTTATTTTGTTCTTTAACGGCCTGTCTTGCTTTAAAACCTAAACCAACTAATTCTTTTTCTGCCTTTTGACGAGCCTCTGCTTTAGTTGCCCATTGTAAAATCCTATCTAATGTTCTTCCAATAGCGCCACCTTCATTTGCTAAATTTTTGTCTTCGGGTTCAGGGCTTCGTTTCATTTCTTCAACTGACTGGCCTAATTCTTCTTTTAACCTAGTGGTAAGTTCTTCTATAGTTTGCGCCTTTTTAATTGTAGCACCAGCGTAAACTCTTTCTCCAGCCTTTACATCT